ATTGAATAACCTCATTATCGATTTGAACAAATCCACTATATGGAAATTTTTCTGTACTACTAACAGGAATAGTTGTATCTGTTGCGGTAATAGCTGAAGTTAAAGTCGCTAGTGTATTTACGGTATTACCTGATTGTCTATTAACCCACACTTGTATAGGACGTCCTGTTGCATTTTTATTAGGAATCGTAATGTATGTTGATTCAGAAATGCGGTTGATATTAATATCTTGTTGGTTTTGTCCTGTTCCAGTACGCGTCACCATGTCAAGAAGATCAATCGTGTCTACAGGCAACGGATACATAATTTGACCTTGATTTAACGTAATTTGACCCTGTTCAACGGTCCACAAATTAATACCACGATTAGCCCACTCAACAGTTAATAGGTTAAGGCTACGTCTTGAAGTTCTGAAGTCATATCCTGTACGTAACTCTTGACCACAACGTTCAAAAGCTTCTTCAATAAGTGTATTGAGGTCTAAATTAAAATCCGAGGTATACGTGTTTGCCATTATTTCACTCTTCTATAAGGTTTTACTTTTTGTTTAACAGATTTAGGTTGAGCCACAAACTGTTTGCCTTTAGCTTTACCTTCCCTTTTAGCTTTTGTTGTTGCCGCATATTCTTGCGGACTTAATGCTTTTATTGCCTTTTCAGGTAAGTATCTCTCACCTGTTTCGCTAGACTTTTTACCTGACTTAGTTCTCCACTTTTGTTCGCCCCATGCTTTGAGTGAACGTTGTGGTTTAGCTAATGCACTCATTTATATCCGCCACCTGCAGCTTTATATTTCTTAGCAACAAGTTGTGCTTTACGAGCTGACCATTGACCAGCGCCTGTACCGTGTGTTGCAGCAGCTTTTACTTGAGCTACAATTCTTTTACGCAAACTAGGTTTAGTATAGTTACCAGCTTTGTTTACTGTGCCACCTTCTTTGTACTGAATAAAGTCTGTGTTATCACGACGTTTTTTAACAACGCCTTTAGGCATTTTATTCTCAGTAGCACTAGGTATCTTAGTTTTCTTTATAGCGCCCATACCACGTGAAGGTCTCATTAGCAGATCTTTCCTCTAGTTTTACCCTTAGTTGCAATACCGTCTGCACGTTTTGAAGCAGATGAAACTGAGCCACCTTTTTTAAAAGCCGAATTCATTAGTACTCTATACTTTGCTTCTCTTGCTGGCAATTCTGCTTTATCTATTTCATCTTGTTTTTTAGCATCTTCCGCTTTTCGTGCGGCTTTCATTTCTTTCATGCCTTGATCATAACCACGTTTTGCACTTTCATGAGGGTTACCTAAAGCCATATCTAAAGTTCTAGTAATAGCTCTTCTAATAGGACCTTGTTTACCTGTTTCTAGGCCTTTACCATATCCTTCTAAATAATCTTCTTTAGCCATGATTAAATCATCCTTCCTTTTGTTTTACCTTTAGTTGCACATCCATCAGCTCGTTTAGAAGCTGAAGATACTTTACCGCCAGAAGCCATTTTTTTAGCTTTGACCTTGCCGCCTTTTTTCATATTATACCCACGAGACATTAAATTTTGAGCCATTTCAGTAGCAGTAAAATCTCTTGTTGGTTTTATAGGAGCCACATCTTTAATTACTTGAGACATGTCAGGACCAATAACATCAGCAGTTCTATCAACACTGCCAATATTTCCTGTAGGTGTAGCTTCTACTGATACTTCTTTTTTAGTTACTTTTACAGGTTTTGTATTAGTTCTAAAATTAGGTCCAATTTTTTCACTAGGTAAAATTGCGCGACGACCTGGCGGCCCCATATCCGCCATTAATATTAATGGATTTTTACGTTGTTCATTTATAATATCTTGTATTTTTTTAATTCTTTCTTCTTCGGTCATGATAGATCCTTAAATAATCTTACCTTTAGTCTTACCTTTTTTCTCGATGCCGCCGCCTCTAGCATAGCAACCACCTTTAGCCATGCCGCCTTTTTTCATGCCGTGTTCTTTCATTTCTTCTGCTTTAGTTTCTTTCTTTTCGTGTTTCATCATAGCAGCTTTAGATGCGTATTTCTCACCTGTGCCTTTTTCTACGATGCCACCTTTTTTCATTTTATGCATAGATGATTCATGACCTTTAACTTCTTTTTTAGCAATCATTTTTGCATCTGATTTTGTTGCGCATTTTGTAGCCATACCGCCTCCTTTAAATTTCTTACCTTTATCTGCTTTATTAAATTCCTTTGCCACTGACATAGGAACGCCTACTTTCTTAGCAAACGCAGGATTATGAGCTGCGGCTGCCATTAAATTTCTTTGTGCTTTTGATTTACTAGGCATTTTGTTTCCACCTTAAACATTTAAAACAATTACAATCTGGGAAGTGATTAGGTTTTGGATAAACAACTTCCGCTTCTTTTTTAATATCTTTTTTTACTTCTTTAATGATAGCTTCGACAACAGCTTCTGTAGCTTGTTCTTTAACTGCTGTATTAGTGATTTCATCTAATAACTCCTTTTGCTTTCGTTGCTTGGATTTAAATACTCTGTCTATAAAAGCTTTCATTATTTGCCTTTTTTTAGCCAGCCTTGCACAGTTTTAGTTTCATAGATACGGATAGCTGTCCAAATAATAGTGAAGAGCGCTGCAATTGCCGGTAACCAACTCATTAATGTACCCATAACTGTTGCCACTGAAACCCCATCTATTAAATGTTTAGTATGATCATCTATATGTTCAAAATATTTCGTCATTTGCAATTCCACCTTTTTAACGAAGCAGCCTTACGAGTAGGTCTACCTTTTTCATCTTTCATAGGACCAGGCATGCCAGACATTCTCGCACAAAATGATCTCTTACGAGGACCGCCTTGTGGTTGAGGTGCCTTTAAGTTTGAACCTGTAGCACGATTGTATTTAGCACGTCCTTTAGCGGTAAGACCTGCGCCTTTAGACACAGGGAGCTTCTCACCACGTCCGACTGCTAATGATACGCCTTTTTTAGCCATAGAATATTTCTACGCTTGGAATACTAGCTAACTGAGCATAAACGCCGTTATCAGCTAACATACCTTCGCCTGGAACAACGATATTATATGGAACAGTGTCTGCATTATCTACTGAAAACAACCATCGAGTATTCTCATTAGCATTAGCGCCAGCAGTAATAGCACCTGTATTAATATCTTGAACTGTGTAAGTATTAGTAGCTACAGTAAGAATAATGTAGTTACCATTAGTGGCTTGACCACCTGTACCTGCTGCGAAAGTTAAACCTACTTTTTGACCTGGTTGATAGCCGTGAGCATTTTTGGTAATTGTGATAACGCCGCCCGCACTTCTAGCATAAGTAACTGCTGTTGGAGCTTGAGTCGCGTCCCATAGATTTAAAGTACCTGCAGCGCCACCTAATACAATACCTTTAACTCTTGTGCGTCCTACGACCATCTGAGAGCTAACGTTTGCATGAGCACTTTGTACATCATATTGCATTGCCATAATTAATCTCCTTTATTTTAAATAAGGGGCCGAAGCCCCTCGTGATTAATTATACAGCTGCGCTAAATGGAGTAGCTGGAGTACCAGAACCTACTAAAGCTGCGCTTACTAAGTATTCACCTGCTGCAAGATCAGTAACTTGAACGTAAGAACCAACTAAACCACCTGTTGTTGTACCATTCATAGTGATTGTGTCAGAAGCTGGAAGGGTACTAAATACAGCACCTGTAGTTCCGCCTACTGAAGCTAAACCGTTCATAGTGTCTGTTGAATTAGCTACTTGAATAATGTAGTTATTAGATGTAACTGCTGTTGTAATTACAAATGTGTAAACAGCTTTTGAACCTGTAGCTGCTGGTAGAGTTACTGTAACACCTGCTGCACGTGATAAATTGATTGTTTGGCCATTATAGTCTGCTGCTGTTACTGCTAATGTTGCTGCTGTAACTGTTGAAACACCATCTGTACCTGTAATAAAACCGGCGAGTGATCGGACTGGGCCGCTAAATGTAGTTATTGCCATAATATATTTTCCTTCATACAAAGTTAAGCTTATCCGTCTTGTATGCGTCTGCCGGGACAGTCTGATAAGCCGGGTAACCCGGATTCCCAAATAATACCTGAATTGATACTATTTGCAAGCATTATAGCACATTATAAAAACAAAAAGGGGGCATTAAGCCCCCAATTTAGTACTAACTTAATAGCAATCTGTTACGATAACCATTACTTGTTCATTACGTACATAGTTACTTCAAAGCCAAATCTCATTTCTGTTGCAGCTGGTTTTGTCCACATAGTAGTTCTCCTAAAATTTTATACACACCGTGTGTATAACTGTATTATGAACCGCACGATAAATAGTGCTATAGAGAAAACCATGAATTACAGGCAAAGAAAAACCCGGCCTAAACCGGGTTAATCTTAGTACATTTCCAAGTGTGCTATTAAGCAGCGCCTGGTGAACCCCACATACCGAGAGGATCTGACCAACCGAAGCTGTAACGTTCACGAGCTTTGTAACGAACGTTGCCTGTATCAAAATCGCCATCCATAGATGTAGATAATGGTGTACGGACAAAGTGTTTCATGCCGTTAGGTACATCAGTTGTTAAGAAGTACGCATCTGGATCTGTTAAGAAGTGGTTAATTGTGTAACCTTCTGGGATTGAACCATTATTCTTAATAGCGTTGATGTCGTTGTCAGCTGTAGAAACACGAAGTTCAGTTTCGAGCAAGCGAGTTGCAACGAATTGATTACCTGGTGGAACTACTAACTTACGTGGTTGAGCAGCGATTAAAAGGCCACGCTCATCTGTCCAAGCTGCGATTTGAATAACTGCATTTTCAAGTGCTGTTTCGTTCAAGTCTGTTGGAGTTGATTGAGTGTTGCTGTTTGTACCGCCTGAAACAAGTGGATGAGCTGTGTTAAATAATGAAACACCATCACCGCCGTTGTAAGCACCAGAAGTGTTGAAGCCATTGTTTAATACTGCAGCTGCTTTAACTTGTTTTGTGTATGCCATAGCGCGAGCTAAAGCTTTTGTGTAACGTGCTGATAATGTGTCATACAAGTTATCTTCTACAGCTTCTTCAGTTAAGCTGAAGCCAAGAGCGATAGTTTGATGATTGTATCGAGCTGTCCAAGCTTCTTGAGCATTGTCATAAGCGAT